CGCAACCCTCGTCTATCTCCTGCCAGACGGAACGACCTTTGCCTCCATCACCGACCTTCGGTTGAAAGTCCGCTTTGACTGTACCGACACAGGACTTTTCGTCAATCCGAATTGCACAGGAAAAGATCTCTATTGGTATTCGGTTGATATTCAGATGGATGAGGGATTGACAATCGTTCTGACTGAATCGGCAGACACGCTGGCTCTCGGCTTTGAGAGTGATTACGAAACGAGTCAGATAGCCATCAACCCTGCTGGAACCGGATACATCATGGTCGCCGCTCTCATCGCATGCATCATCGCCGGGAACCCAGCGATCACGAAGTACCGCGTGCAAATTGACAGCGATCCTGCCTTTGGAAGTGTGGAGATTGATAGCGGCGATATCACTGCCGCAGGAGAGGACAGCGGTGACACAATTCGCACCATCGTTACTGGGACCCTGAGCACAGCGGGAACCTATTACGTCCGCGTCGGGACCGCGACCACCAACCTACCGACTCTGCGCTATTCCGCTGGGCAAACATTCATCGTCGACTTCCCTGGGACCCCAACCATCACGATTGAGCACGTCGGCAGCCACTACACCGTGACGGTGAGTGTCGACGACAACTACCTCGACCCACCAGAGGTTGGCGTGATTGTTGACGGCCAGAGCAGCCAAGCCCGACTCCAATGACCTATACCTACAAAGCAGACCTCGAACTGGAACGCGGACCACATGAGCTCGTGGTCCAGGTCAACAATATTTGGCGAACGGCCAGTACCGCCCCTCTGACCTTCCAGGCGCTCTACGAAAACACCGAGCCACGCATGGAGGTCTTTCAAGGTGATCGGCTACTGGAAGCATGGGATATTACCCTTCATGACGCAACCCTGCCGGATTTGCCATCGCTCTCCTTTCTATGCGCAGAGGAGGTGACTGGCAATGTCGCGGCGATCGTGTGGGAACGTGGCCGGAAGCAGTATGACTTCGTGATTGATGATGCGTGCAAGAACGCCGGCGCTTTCGCCTATCAGTGTGTAGCCAGTGAACGTGATACCCTTGAGGAGCAGCGGGACTGGGTGCTTCCGGCAGGTGCAGCTTCCGTCGTTCTCCCCTCCCTCGTTCCCAGTTTCCGCGTACAGGGTGCAGAACATATGGCCGGAGACGTCCAAAGACAGCAGGTCTCAAATGCAACGTGCCAGGACCTCATCCAGCAACTATTGACTGCAGGCTTCTGTACGGGACACGTCCGCAAGCGAACTCTGTGGGTGAACCCTCTCGACATTGAAACGGTGACCGAGCGCTATGCCATCAGCCGAACAGACCCGGACGTCGACTGGAAAGCGATCATGCGCCTTTACGGCAAAGTCCGCACGCATTACGCCAACGTTCTCTATCCAGTGCCTCAGACAGCAATTACAGAATACGACGCGGGCAACTGGACTGGGACCGTCATCAATGTGCCCACGACGACAGTAGAGGGACTCTTCCCCCCATCGGGCGCCGCCCTCTTCTTGAAGGCAACAGGAGCAATTGTGAGAACAGCGCTCTCCTGTGTTCTCTCAGACTTCGACCGGTTCCGCCTCAACTGGAAGCCTGACACCACAACATCGCTCACCATCAAGCTCGAGCAGGATGCGAGCAACTACCTGTCGTACACGCGAGCATTTGCCGGCGGCACCGGCAGCGGCTTCTCTGTCTTTGGCACGGGACCAGGAGCAGAGGCTGTGTATTCCCTTGCAGTAGGTGGCAGACGTATCGTCTATGTCGCCATGAAGATGAGCTCCGTCTGCTCCGGCAAGGCTGCCGTGCTCGACGCGGCCGGCGTGACGATCTATGAAACTGGCTGGCGAACTGCCTCCGACATCGACAACACCCTTCGCATTGACTTCCCAGCTAGCGCATATCAAGCGGCAACAGGAGCCACGACGCTCGTCCTGACCTTCAACGGTTTAGGTGTCATTGGCACGCAATATGGCGTGCAGTGTACCGTCCTGGACATCTTCGAGTACGTAGAGAACCAGGAGTGGATACCTTACGAAACCCCTGGAGACTATATTGCCAACAAGATTACAATGAGGACAATGGCCCAGTCTTATGGATATGGGACGCCGCGCGGCGGAGTGTTCGGACAGGGCGTGACCTACAAACTCTATAGCGTCGACTTTGGTAGCGTGCCGGCCCTCGACACCGGGCAAGCAGTTAGGATTGGCGCCATACAAAAAGTAGTAACGATCAGAGGCACGTGGTGGGACTCGGTCACGACACACAATACTGTAAGAAACTTCACTGTTGAGCCGCAAGTCGTGATCGAGAATGGCCGCATTGTGGGCTACTTCACCATCGCCTTCACGAACTCGACTTTTGCGAACATCGGGGACCTGTTTATGTACGAATGGGTGTTCGACAAGTATTTCGAGGTCATCATTTGGGTTGTAAACGTCGGCATGGGAGCTTCCGGGACATGGGGCGGTACAATCTGGATCGTCAAGCGCTGGGACCGCGCTGGGACGTACTACGCCTTCGATACTATTGACGTACCTCTCGCATCGTTCACGAAAACGGGGACCCCGACGACTTGCGTCTCTATTACCCTGACTGCTACGACCGTGAACTACTACGACGCACTGAACCTCTACGCCTCGGTGCCCATCCCCAGGATCGCAGAGGCGGGCAACGGGACACCCCTCTATGACGTGCGAGGTGTGATGTTTGGATCATTCTCCTCCGCTCTGGCTTATGCACAAGGGACGCTCGCCCTTGTTGTTACCCCGGCCAGGCAGTACCAGAAAGAAGTCGGCATGCACAACGATATGGACATTGGCGACGTCATTGCTTGCGACGGCGAAAACATGGTCATCAGCGCGATCGACTATCGAAACGGCGGCAAGGTCATCACTGCAGGACGCCTTGTCGCAGGCATGTCCGAACGGCTTAAAGGACTCGCGCGACGGCTCGACGCGATGGAAAAGATTGTGCTATAATCCAACAGGTAGAGGTGTAGCATGCCGAATTACATGGGAGATGGACAAAATACTCTGACAATGGTCACAACAGAGGAGTGCGGCAGGACGCGGCAGGATTGTCCTGTGCGAGAGCAGGTGTATGGGAAAGATGGCATAAAGGACCAGATGAAAGAGATTCGAGATAGGCTGGACAAGATCGACAAGCGCCTGAGCAAGATCGAGTATATGGGCATGGGAATCGCGGCAGCCTGGCTGTTCTTCTCGCAGATATTGCCCATGCTCGTCAAGATGGGACAAGCTGCAGTGAAGTGAGGCTGCCTTGAAGCAGCCGAAAGGGGACAACATGACAGATGTAGAGTTTTGGGACTTTCAACGTAGGCTCAGAGAGGCACGCAACGCAAAGCCGGTCAAATATGCGCCTCGGTTCGCGCACCTGAAGTTCCAGAGGTACGCCTTCATGAAACCGTATGCCAACTTCCTCCCGGGGCCCGAGGAGCCGAAACACGTCGATATCCTGTTCCACTTCTGGCACGAGGCCGGAGAGCCCTGGCAGGATAGCAAGCTCGTGATTGCTAGCGGCTTCATCCCGAGACAGCGCCCCGAACTGCAGCCCGACGGGACTTATCTCGCCGGATACACTGATCTCAGTGGCACCACACATCTGCTGACATTGGAGGTCCTCAATGCGGGACATCTGGAAAGCGATGGCCGCCAAATCAAGGGAGCTGAAGTCACGCTCACCATCGACGGCGGACCGTGCTATCGCTCGGCTGATTTCTATTGGCATGGCGATCCTAACGACGGCCACTCTCCTGACGTGGGTGATTGGACCGGCATCACCGCCTGCCGTCCTGAAGAACTCCCCGACGACGTCAAGGGCGTCGACCGATACGTCCTTCTCCACTTTGCTGTGGTCCGAGAGGACATCGGCGGCTTGGCAGACATCAACGAGTAGGGGCGGCTTCGATCCCCTGGAGGCAATCATGACAATGGTGCTGAGAAGCTCCTTCATGACGGTGAAGCAATGCGACAACTACTTGAAAGCGTCGCCGCTCGCTGGGCTCGGCAAGGTGTTCCTCCAGGCCGAACAGGAGACAGGCATCGCGGCGGACCTCATGATGGCCATCTGCAAGCAAGAGAGCAATCTCGGCCGGCACGGCTGGAGCAAGGCACCGTACTACAACTGCACCAACTGGGGCATCGCCGACTCGGGGCCGACCAGCGAGAGCAAGTTCGCCTCGTTCACGGCCTGCATCCTGAACACGTTTCGCTGGGTCAAGAGCCGGCACCTGAACCCGACGAACTGGCGATACACGACTTGCATCGATCTCAAGCTGGACCCGCTCTCGCTCGAGGGCGTCGCCAAACACTACGCGTCGGACGCAAACTGGCCCGCCGCCGTGAATCGCATCCAGCGCGAGATATTATCGTTTACGCCAGAGGAAGTCTCGGTCAAGCAATTCATGATCACGTCCGGCAGGTACAACGAACCGGTGACCTGGACCCCTGAAGCTGGGTGCCCGCCCGGGGCCGTCGACCGGCTGACCCTTGCCTGGGTCTGCTGGAAAGGAGAACCACATGGATAAACTCCTCATCATCTTCGTCCTCGCCATCATCGTCGAGGCCCTGGTCAACATCTTCTTCAAAGAGGACAGCCCCACCTCGAAGTGGAAATCCCCTCTCGCTCTTGCCATCGGCATCTTCATGACGGTGACCTGGAGCGTCGGCGTGATGGCTGCGCTCGACTTGCCGATCCCGAATGAGGTCGCGCGGTATGCCGACTACGGCCTGACGGGCATTCTCGTGAGTCGAGGGTCCAACTACCTGCACACATTGGTCCTCGCCCTGAAGGCAGCCTACACCCCGAAACTCTGACGCAAGCCAGGATAGGAAAAGCGAAGCGGCCGGGATCACGCCGGCCGTTTTGTATTTGGGCCTGGGCGGGAGTCGAACCCGCGAGATCTAGAACTCCTCACCGGAGCCAGGGCCATAAGGTCGGGTCCGTGAAGGAGGGCACCTGGAATGGGACCCGACATCAATACGCTAGCACGAAAGCAGAAAAGAGCAACCGCCAGGTAGTAAGGCGCAGACGAGCCTGCAGAGCCTTGTGCGAGACGTCACCCATGACGCGGCCTGCAGAGCCTGTCTTGGGCTGCGCCCGCTGTGGGGCCTGTGGAGCCTGTTGTGGGGCTTCGTCAGTAAACAAGCCTGTCGCGGGCCTTATTCCATAGATGAGCCTGGCAAGCCTTGTCGTGGCGTCGCCGTTCTTCGTGAGGAGTTGAGCCTGTCTTGGACGTTCTCACATGAAACGCGACAAGCATGCGAAACCTGTGTCAACGCCCGTTGAGCCTGTCTTGGGCTCTTTCGACCTCAAATGTGTATGCTTCTCCACAATTGAGCCCTTCCAATGGTGGTGGTTGTGTGATATACTGCTGTCAGCAAGGCAGCAAGCGCAAGACGAACCTTGACAACCAGAAGCGCAGCGGACCCCACCAAGCGGGCAAGCGCGAGGATCGACCGGAAACCGAGGACGCCAGGACCGGACCAAACAAACCAACAGCAGCGGCACCATCCGCTCACCCGCAAGGGTCGGAATCCGGCGCAAGGGGCCGGTCATCGATAGCAGAACCGCTGACGCGACAGCCGACAGGCTGAGGGCTCCTGGAGACGGGAACCCTGAACCCGCTGAGACGACGAACACCATCCGCAACAAAAGGAGACTACCATGATAAGAGACGCCGCAACCCGCCAGGCTGAACTCGAACGCAACTACACCGTAGCAGAACTCGAACAGGATCGCAAGCAACTGAATGCGCAGATCGAGCGGGACTTCACGACACTCGACGACCTCCGCAAGCAGCACAGCAAGCTGACCCAGCTCCTCGACGGCAACAAACTGAACAACATCCAACTCGACGACCTCGCCGGACACCTGAGCCTCCTCCTCGAGGCAATCGCTCGGGCAACCTACTAACACTAAGGAGAGCACCATGAGACACAACGACAGACTCGACGACCTCAACATCCAGGACAGCGCGAACGGACAGCACATCATGAACCTCCTCGACGAACTTGACGTCGAGGAGCTCGAGGACATCGCCTGCGGACAGCATACCTCAGCAGAGCAAGAGGAGCGGTTGGAACGGGCACTCGGCCGGTTCCTCGAAACGGTCAACGCGATCCAGACAGAGCAAAAAGAGCAAGCGCAGAGACGCCTGCAAAGGAGACAGTCATGACACGCAAGGAGCTGGTCAAGGCAATCAACATCACGATCGACGAAGGGCTTGTTGACGGCAAGTTCAGCGACAAATGGCTGGCGCGCATCCAGACGCTGCACGGGATGGCACTCGATTCCACAGACCACGAAGTGAAGAAGGCTGGCTGGGAGATGATAGCGGCAATGAAGGCGTGGCAGGAAAAGGGCAACGATGACACGGCACTTGTGGCGGCACTCAGAAGCGTCAAGGAGATGATGATATGACCCCGACCATCAACGCGCAGGAAGCAGACAATCTCAGAGACGACATCAAGCGCCTCCAGGATGACCTGGACGGCATCGACATGTACGTCGGCATGGGCGGCATGACGGTCAACGCTCGGGACCGCATCAAAGCGGGCATCGAGCAGCTCAATGAAGCACTCAACGACATCCAGGAGGACTGACATGGCAAACACAGAAAGTCTGACGACAGGGCTTGACGCGACACTCAAGCGGTACCATACGGGCATGATCGACAGCGCAGCACTCCTCCGAGTGCTGCGGTTCCTGACCGGCATCAGGACGACGACCCAAAGCGCGACGACACTCCAAACGCTCATCGCGCAGGACCTGGACCAATACCTGACAGACGGCAACGAAACCATCCCGCAGCTCGTCTCCGGCCTGGAGAGCATCGTCGAATACGAAAAGCAGTATAAGGACACCTGGGAGTACGAAACGGCTTGAAGCAACCGCCTGCCGGCGGGCGTCTACAACACCGGCCGCAGAGCGACGGCTCCAACCGCGAAAGTGAGGAGCCGCACATCAACGAGGAGGCACGTATGACACGCGAACGAACACAGGCACAGAAAGCAGTAGCGCATACTCGCCAGGTAGCAACACACCCCTGGAGCGATTCAGAGGTCGCAGCAAGTTTGTACGACGAATGCGACGATGCGGTTTCGCATAGCACTGAGTGCACGCGCGACACCGGCGCCGAATACGTCCGAGTCTTGTACCGCGATGGCAGCCAGTCTTGGGCAACATGGGACCAGGATGGCAAGATGCACTTTCACACCGCCGGGAGGCCAGTATGAACAACAAGTACGCTTGCATCACCACCGGAACTGCCAGCAGCACCTACTCGCTCAAGATTCGCCACATGGACGGCGGCCACCTCATCGAAGTCTGGCGGGACGGCCACATGGTCTACGACGACAAGGTCCACCTCGGTGACGACAGCAAGCTGCAGGCATACGCGGAGGTCCTCCGCAATGCGGTGATCCTGCGCGACGCAGCCGACCTGAAGAACTTGGAATACATGAACGCACTCGACAAACTCCAGGACATCAAGCGGTCCTGCTACGACGCCAGCGGCCGGTCAACCGGCCGCTAAAGGAGACGACATGCTCAACAAGAATCAGGTTCACGCAATCGACAACAGCACCTATGTCTTGGATGGCATGACAGGGCATCTCGACGACTATGGTGTGAGGGAACTTCTCATCGCCGGCAATGAGGCATACCTCTGCGCTTCGCTCATCAAAGCGCAGCTCCCGAAAGAGGACCTGGACACGCTTCATAGATTCGGCCACGACTGTGACATCAATCTGCTCAGCGATGAGGGCAAATGGTACCACAGAGTCAGAGCGCTCGTCGCACTGTTCTGGAACGCAAGCGGCACCAAGAGCAAAAAGAAACTCGCCGGCACGCCGGCAAAGGAGTCCACATGAACCGCAAAAACGTTTACGCCAACGAACCGACCGCCCGAGAGAAACAGTCGATCAACAACCTCCTCGGCATGGCCATGACCGCCGCCCTCCACGATGTCGCCCTCAAAGTCGACGGCAAAGCGGGCGCGGATCTGGTAGCAAATCCCAAGCGCGTGAAGTGCCCGCACTGCACCGGCCGCAAGTGTGACTGGTACGGAACCGGCGTCTGCCTGGGCGGCGTGAAGTGAGCAGAACAGAGGGGCCCGCAAGGGCCCTTTCTCCGATGCTTCTGGCCGCCGACGATACTGACGAATCGCCCGAACCCGAGCGCTGCGCGATCTGCTGTATCGTCGCATGCCTGAACTGCAAAACGCCATGCCAGGACCGCCTGCCCGTGGCCGTCGACGCAGACACTGTTGACAGTGACGACCTGGAAGCGGCCGGCGCCATCTTCGACACCCTTGACAAATTGTGGTAGTTGTGGTACACTACACAGAGGAGGAACCAATGAGACAAGCGATCGGCAAGTTGGAAGCACTCATCCTGGAAGCCAAGCAGTTGGGCTTCATCACTATGGCCCGCAAGCTCCAGGACATCGTTGATGATCTGACCGCAGAGCAGGACGGGCTCGACATGGACCCGCAAGTTGAAAGGAGGAGTCGTGATTAAACAACTGCACTACGAAAGCCCGCTGGCTCTCTGGCTGAAGAAGAACGGCATGAGTCAGCGCGAACTCTCTGTCAGGACGGGCGCGAGCCAGAACATGGTGTCGCGATATGTCGCCGGCATCGCCATCCCGACTGGCGATCGGCTGGAACGCATCACCACCTTGACCGGACTTACGAGCGCACAGCTCGAAGCCGGCCGCTATACCAGCCGGTAGCACCGGCCCCAGGAGGCACACATGAACAGATCGGAAAGCATCATCAAGATCGCCGCCGCCATGCACGCCATGCAGGAAACACCCATGATGGCGGCAGAGCTCAGCGACAATCCCTTCTTCAAAACGAAGTACGCCGACCTCCAGTCCGTCTGGAATGCCTGCCGGCAGAAACTCCACGACAACGGCCTCAGTATCATTCAGACCGTTAACACCGGCCTCGAGGGAACTGTCCTCGAAACGACTCTCCTCCATACGAGCGGTGAATGGGTGAGCAGCATCTATCCCGTTACCCCGAAGGTCGCGGACCCGCAAGGCTACGGCAGCGCAATCACCTATGCCCGCCGCTACGCCCTTGCGGCCCTCGTCGGTGTCATCGCTGGCGACGACGACGCTGAGCAGGCTGTCGGTCGTAAGGAAGGCGCCAACGACAGCGAAGCCACAAAGGACGCCCTCGCGGCCGTGACGGGCGACGAAGGTGCCGGTTACAAAGCTGGCGACAAGACCTTCGACCGAAAGGAATGGATTGGCTACGTCACCACGGTCGCGCACAAGTACAAGCTCGACATGCTGAAAGACACCACGAAGATGAAGCACAGCGATCTCCAGCAGTACGGCATGGAAGTGCTCCAGGCTGCCAGCGCTGCAAAGAAAGCAGCAGCGGCGGACGCCGCCAACAATCTGTAACGACATGGTCACGCTCAAGGTGCAGATCGGAGGGGCCGCGTTGCCCCTCCAGGAACAGATCACCTGCTATCTCGGCAACGCCATCGAGGGCTCCCGCATGAGGAGCCCGTGGAGCGTTGTCACTCTCGACATGACCACAGAGCAAGCACAGGAACTTGCGCACAACATCGTCACCCATGCATCTGAGGAGGGCTCATGAGCAACGAATTGAAAGATGTTCCATTCACCCCAAACGATCTGCTTGACTTCTCGGATGCACCGGACCAGGATATGGTCGCGCGTTCCGCTCAAGCATGGATGGACGCCTATGAGGCTGACCAACAGAAACTCCACGACCTGCAGACAGGACCGGACGGTGAAGCGCTGGCTCGACTCAAGGCAGCCCAGGACGCGATCGCGCTCGACGAAACGGAACTGAAGAAAGCCATCAAGGCGACAGGGGAAGGAGTCGAGGGCATGAAGTACGTCGCGCTCTTCCAGGAACGCAAGCAGGCCCCGACGATCACCTGGCACATCGAAACCATCAAAGCGCAATCCTGGGGACCGGCCGTCATCCTCGAAACCGTCGACAGCAGGACCTTCGACGCACTGGTCAAGTCTGGCAGGATCACGACGCCGGACATCTTCCGTGAGATCACCCCGGGCTCCATCATCAAGGCCGTCATCATCAAGTCCCGAGAGGAGACAGCATGACGACCGCCACAATCCTGTTCCTCCTCATGGCCTTCGGGCTGGGTCTCATCGCGGGCATTTGCCTCGGCGTCATCATTGCCTTCAAGCGCGTATCCTGGCTTGAACGCCTCGGCCTCATCGAACCAGTTGACAACAACACAGAATAGGCAATACTCAGCACAGAGGGGCTTGGGGCGGCTTGCTACCGCCCGACGCTCTGCTCACGTCCGGCGGCCCCTCTCATATCAACTCAGGACGCGGCAGTGTGACAAGGGATGTGAACGCATGGATGAGCCACAGGACAGTTTCCTGAAACTACCCACCGCCATCGAGACAGCACGCGCCAGGATGCAGCTCAGCGGATATGAGGCACGGGTCCTGGCCTTCATTATCCGGAAAACGTTCGGCTGGAACAAACCAGTGGACACCATCCCCCTCAGTCAGTTCGTCGAGGGCACCGGCCTGAACAAGCGCCACGTCATCAACACCATCACTCGCCTCGTCGACCGCAGGGTCATCTTCAAATCTGGTACGGAAATCCGTACCAGAAAGCCAGGAACCTACGCCGTCAACAAGCAAACAGAGCAATGGCAACTGGTACCGAAATCCGTACCAGCGCCCCATCTGGTACCGAAATCCGTACCCAATCTGGTACGGAAATCCGCACCCTCAATATACACACAAGAGTCAATAGACAAGAACAAGATATTGTCCACTTTGGAACCGTTACCGAAATCGGTACCAGACACCACACCGGACCAGCCAAAAACGTTTACGCCCGAACGGAAGGCAATGAGTCCCGAGACAGCGGACGTCCTCGCCTACCTGAACCAGCGGACCGGCAAGAAGTTCCGCAACCCTGGCGACATTCCTGCCCGCCTCGCAGAGACGACGCTCCAGGACGGCAAACGCATCCCAACCTACAGCGTCGCCGACGCCAAGCGAGTCATCGACAAGAAGTGTCGTGAGTGGACTGGCACGGCCTTCGCCAAACACCTCGACCCCGTGAGTCTCTTCCGGCCGGCCAACTTCGATCGGTACCTGAACCAGCCCGAGAGCTCCCCGACTGCAGTTACCCTGCAGGACTTCTACAAACACCCGATCGGACTACAATCCCAGTGGGTGAACCAACCGAAGCAAGTTCCCGAAGGGACCTATGAACGGACGCCGGAACAGGACGCCGCCTTTGACGCTATCGAAGCTGAGATCGCAGCAGCAGCACCCAAAAGGAGAGCGCAATGACACAACCCGAATGGCAAACACTCATGGAACGGCTTCACGTGCGAGCGGTCACAGAGGACCCGCTGGTGCGTGAGGAGCTTGCTGAAGTGAACAAGGCACGTCGCACAGTCTGGACTGCGGACGTGAGAAACATGGTCGCCCAGGACATCGGCCGGAGGGCGCTCATCTGGCAGAATGCGCTCTGCCGTCAGCCACAGGCCATGCGACAGGCATTTTCCAAGTGTGTTGGCGGCACCGGCATCGTCATCGAAGGTGCCATCGGAACCGGCAAGACGACAATGGCCGTCCACCTGCTCCTCGGCCTGGCAGCGCAGGAAGCGATCACGATGCAACGCCACGGCTTCGACTTGCCCGAGCCCGAAGCCTTCGCCTACGCAACCCGCTCAGCGGACCTCTTCCGGTCGCTTGGCGCCCGCTATGGTGAAGCAAAAGAGCGCGGGAACGCCATTCTGGCCCGAGCGCGGGCGGTGCGGTACCTTCTCGTCGACGACGTCGGACGGGAAGCAGAGGACCCTGATTCCTTCGCCGCCTTTCAATCGCTCATCGACTATCGCTATTCCCAGGAACGGCCGGTCATCATCGCCACGAACATGACATCAGCAGAGTACGCAGCAGCAAGTATGGACGCAAATGGACAGACAATACCGGCGGGCCCGAAGGTCCACTGGGCCGCAATCATCAGTCGCTGGCATCAAGTCGCCTCGTGGATATCCCTCGATGGCGACGACCTACGCAAGCGCTAGGAGGCGCACAATGGAACGGACCTATCACAACCCGAAAGGAACTACGAACGTCGAAGTCATCGTCGAGCATGGCGGCGCGATCCCGCTCGAGCACATCGTCGACCACAGTCCGACCGGCATGACCTGGGGCTACTACGGCAGCGGACCGCACGACCTGGCGCTGTCGATCCTTGCTGATTACTTCCGCGTAGTCAAGGGTCTGAAGCGCAAGAACGCCATCGACAAGGCCGGCATCTACCATCACATGTTCGCCCTCGACTTCGTCGGCCATTTCAAAGATGGCTGGGAAATCACTGCCACTACGATCGCTGCCTGGCTCGTCGACAAGCCCGAGGGAAAGGAGTGACATGAAACAGTTCGGACACTGGACCCTCCTGCCGACGACAGAATACACCTGGCTCATCAATAGCCATGAAGGGCTCCGCAACGAACTGCTCGACACGACCGCTCGCGCTGACGCCATGTATGCCCGCGACATGCTGGCTGAGGAACGCAGGCGGCAGGAACGCAAAGCCTCCTTCATCGCCGGCAAGTTTCACGCGGCAGGTGGATATGCAAAGGCCCTCAAAGACGCACGCGTTCGGATCATCGACCTCCGCAGGACCCTGGACCGCTGGCGGCCCTTCGTCGAGGCGCTCGAGACGATGCCAGGACAACTGACCATCGACAGCGACGTGAGCGATGCGAACGCAGCAGCCGATCTCTTCACCGTCGGAGCGCAGGTAGTACAAGAGAGGAGCCAGACATGACAATGGAGGCAATGCTGAAGGAACTGCAACGCAAGATGGCAATCTACAAGATGGACACGATGGACACGCGTCACCTGATCGACAACATCATTCGTGAGGCTCGCCGCGAAGGTGCAGCGATTCCGACAGTGGAGGTTGACGTGATAGATCAAGGAAAACTTCATCTGATTGAGTACATGGTAAGAGGCGGGTGCAAGCGTGCATATGCCGTGGCTCTTGTGTATGGTTTGGTCGCCGTCGCTAAGGAGGAGGAGAGGGACAAGATACGGAAGTCGGCGGTCGCCTATTCGGTCAGAGCAGACCAGTTCGCTTCTACTGCTGACGAGAAGGAGTGCGAATACCACATTCCGTCTGCCGTCCTCTCCCCTGCCCCGAAGGAGAAACCATGACCGAGTGGTTCTTTACCGCAGCGTTGTTGTTGCAACTCTGCTCCAACGTTGGATTGCTGTTTGCTGACGGAGCGTTGGACAAAAGGCTGAAACACATAGAAGATGCCCTGTGGTTCATTGAGAAAGAGCATCGGGGGGGTGAGCAAATGACCGACTACGACAGCATGAGCGTTGAGGACTTGATACTTGAACTTGTCAATGATGTTGTGGCAATGGGGGCGACAAAGCGGATGAAATCTGCCCACTTGCCCACCATTGAATCCGCCCTCCGCAAGGCCGGGGACAAGCACCGGACATGAAACAAACCCCGTTGAAGCGCACGCCCTTCGAGCGCACTAGGAAAGGACCCTCAGCAGGCGTCCTTCGCGAACGCAAGCGCCGGCGCCTCGAGAAAATCGTTTACAAGGCCAACGACGCCATCTGGTCGCAACTCGTCAAACTACGGGCAGCCAGGAGCCTCGGCATGGCATCGGTCAGTGAAAAGCCGGCCAGCGTCGACGAACTTCTTGCCCATCCCAGCAGGAATCTCAACAGTCACCACTTCTTGCGAAAGGAACTCTACCCATCCCTTCGCTGGGACGTGCGCGACGGCATCTGCATCTACGCCTGGCAGCACGTCCTGGCCAGGGGAAGCGCGCACGACGATCCTGCGACGTTCGACGCCTGGGCAATCCCCTACATGAAGAAACGCCACGACTTCGCCTACCTGAAGAAACGCGGTCAGACTCCAGGCAAGATCGGACCGGTGCAGATTGCTGAAGCGAACGTTGCCCTCCGGAAACTCTACCTGAAACAGACAGGACGCGACTGGGGCGCTCAGTGAGAACCGAGAACCGGCTGTTCGATGATCACGAAGCCCTCGAATGGAAGGCAATCGAGCTCCTGCAGGACAACTGCCCGCCCGACGGCTATTACGTCGCCTTCAGTGGCGGCAAGGATTCGACCGTCATCCTCGACCTCGTCAAGCGAGCTGGCTGTAAGTTCGACGCGCACTATAACGTCACGACGGTCGACCCTCCCGAGCTGGTGCGGTTCATCCGTGACAACCATCCGGAAGTGACCTTCGAGCGGCCAGCGAAAACCATGTGGCAGCTCATTGAGGAAAACATGATGCCGCCTCTCCGACAGATGCGGTATTGTTGCCGCTGGCTGAAAGAGCGGACCGTGGCGCCTGGGCGGGTCCTAGTCCTCGGCGTTCGAGCAGAGAAGAGTCAAAGGAGAGCGCTCGGTTCGGAGATCAAGACGAACATGGAACACCACATATGCCTGTGCCCGATCTTCACCTGGACGACCAACGACATCTGGCAGCACATCGAACGGCACCACCTGCTCTATTGCGTTCTCTATGACCAGGGCTGGGACCGAATTGGCTGCGTGGGCTGCCCGTTCAATTCCCGACGGGCTGAACAGATTGCACGGTACCCAGGACTCGCGCACGCCTATCGAAACGCATGCCGAAAAGCATTCGCTCACCGCGTCGCTCTTGGAAAAGGAAGTCGATGGAAAGACGGCGACGACATGTACGAGTGGTGGATTGGCGAAACGGCGCTGTCTGCACCGTTCGATCCAAGTGAAGAAAGCCTATTCACGCCAGAGGAGACAGAGGAGGTCTGAGACAGTATGGGATACAAGACAGCAGCAATTCTGACCATCAACAACAGTCCAAACATGGACCCCGCCGGCCGGAAAATGGTCGCGCGGCAGTTGAGGCATCAGATCAACATGTTCGTGAAGCATGGTGAGCAGTACGGCAAGCGATTCCAGTATCACTACCGGTACAACGAAGGCGACTATGCCCCTCAAAAAGGGTAGCAGCAGGAAAACCATCCATGAGTGCGGGTGAGCAGTTCGCCCCGATCACCAAACCGTACTTCAAACAATGGCAGGACCGCCAGCAGCCGAAACCGAAGCCTGCTCCAAAGGTCAAGCGACAACACCACACGCCTGCCAGAAAGCAGGCAAAGCGATAGGAGGCATCTATGAACACGACAGATACGCGAAGCGTGCACGAACTCGCCCTGGCGCTCGTCGGCGTCGGCGTTGCGATTGGCGTCGGGATGGACATCTCAACCATTTCGGACAAGAGCATTCTGGACCTGGAGCTCGCCTTTCGCAAGAAGGTCGTCGATGAAGCGGTCTTAGGTCAGCTCGAAATCATCCACGATCCGATGGTAAGCATAGCAAGGGCCACAAGTCGGCTGAAGGTGGCGTTTGACTACGCCGCAAACGTCCTGATTTCCGGAGACACATCGTGTGACGGCAAGTGGCATGAGAAAAACCCACACAACCTCACCTCCATTGACGCATCACTCGTTGAAATCTTCCCTGAAGGGACCTATGGCCTTGTCCTCCTGAACCCGACGCGCGTGATCACAGAACAGGAAGTGGTTGACGCCATGATTGCTGCCAGAGACAAGTACATAGCAGAGGAGCCGGACCATGAGCCCTGAAGAACACATCATTGAACGGATTCGCTCCGTGCTCACCATGTCTGGCGTCCCGCACAAAGTGACGCGCGTCCTGCTGGCTGAAGTGGCGGTCTTGCTCGACGAACTCAAGAGGAGGCACCGTGAAGAATTGGATCAGGCGCGTCAAACGCTGGTACAATAGCAGGCGGGCACGCCGGCAAGTTCTCCGATCGACAACACCACACCCCTGGCTGAAAGGGCATTAACATGGACGCTGAAGCGAAGATGCTCTACAACCGGCAATACCGCCAGGATCATCGCCAGGAACTCGTCCGATACAATCAACACTACCATGCCACACATGCTCCGACGCCAGGACCTGGACAATCCCGAACAGACAATTCACTGGCCGCGATCCTAAGAAGCACGTTTGACGTCGTCGAAAGCGTCAGTGCTACGGCCGCAAAAGTCACCGTCCAAAACGTTTACGCCATCTCCTGGGAGGCGGTCGACGTCCTTATGCGCCAAGCCTTCGCTGGCACGAGCTCTCCAGGAGTCATGATGGTCGCCGTCGACGGGCAGCGCTGCGTCCTCTACGAGGCGCTCGTCCTGCTCAGCAGACGGGAGGACCTGACGCGACTGAATGGAGTGCAGGATTCAGAGGACGTCCAGACACGTCGCCTGCAACCTGGTGAGGAACCAGTCAAACTCCGTCCCGACGAAGCGCCTTTCTATGGCGTCCGGAGGGTCCATAACCGATGGGTCGCTACCGCCTCGGTCAGTGGTCCGCTGAGCGCTCACTCCGGCCGGCATGTCGTGAGCATTGGGACGGCCGCCACGCAAGAGGACGCCGCTCGCATGCGCGACATCTATGTCCTCGGCCTGTGGATCGACAAGCAACTTCGCCACTCGCCAACACTGAATTATCCGCTCAGTACGTATCACGACATCTTCCAGTCCGAGCCGGACCTTACTGCCTGAGATTGTAGCAGGGCGGGAACAGATTATACTGCTCCCGTGGATACTTATGCCGACAGCATCAACCAACGCCGCTCCCGCGCATCCAACCCGGATACGCTCGAGCGGCTTCTTTCATTTCTGCCATGAATGAACCGCTGAGTGCCCAGGAACTCGCTGCCCTGATTCGAGCAGGAACGGCCACGCTCGAAAAGCCGGAACTGGAGCGCCAGCTCGACGCCATCTGCAACGCCCTCACCGGCCTTGTCGGTGAGCATCAGCGCCTCAGCATCGACGCGGACCGCAGCAAGAACGCCTACAAAAAGAAGTACGCCATCACCTGGGCTGGACACCGCGCAGCAAAACATGACCACGCCTGGACCGCAAAGGACATCGAGCAGGCAACGGTCCTCGACACATCCGTCGATGAACTTATTGCCGACATGGATGACACCCTGGCAAAGTCCCAGGGCGAACTCATTGACGTCATGAAAATGGTGCTCGCCGGCAAACGGTCGGTCCTCCAGTCCGTGCTCGCAGAATACCACAACGGCTCAGGCGAAGGCGGCAAGCATGACCAGTGAAGAACGGCGCCGCGACCGGACCATGCGTAAGGCGTCTATCGCAAAGCAGATGGCTCGCTGGAACGCAGCGCGGCAACGGGCAACGAAAGCAGCAAGCATCAGCCATGCAGAGACGCGACAACTTCAGCGTGTCCTGGAGGAAACAGCGCATCGGGAAGCGCATCGGGAACAGGCCATCATGACCAATTCCTTGCGCGTCCAGAACTATCGAGCCCTGGATTATGGCCACACAGCTCCGGAGGAGATGCTCACAGAGGCTCAGTGGCGCGGCCTCCTCGACCGCTTTGGGCACTGCTGTGCGTACTGCGGTCACAAGTCGAGCCAGTTGACCATTGACCACATCTTATCACAGAGCCAGGGCGGGAAACACACTCTTGCCAACATCGTGCCTTCCTGTCTGAGCTGCAACAGTGCAAAGCAGGCACGCACGCCAACAGAGTGGATCACCTATCTCTACACCGTTCGGCTGGGGCGCATGAAAGGAGAGAACGTGGAGTGGATCATTCGCTTGTGTACGGACAATGAAGAATTCCGACAGTCGCTGCAAGCCATGATGGGTGTTGGGGACGGCACCCCGGAACAAGTCGCGCGAGCCTTTGTCGAGTGGGTCCAGGAACGGGCGCCCAGGAGTCGCGCATGATCGAACCGCGCGTCACCGCCGGCACTATTCCCGTCTACTGCGCCTTCGACAAGCTCGTCCCAACCGACACGCTGCAGCCGAACCCCAGGAACCCCAACCAACATCCCGACAGTCAGATCACCCTTCTCGCGAAAGTCATCACTGCCCAGGGCTGGCGCTCTCCGATCACCGTCAGCAAGAGGAGCGGCCTCATCGTGCGCGGCCACGGTCGCTATGCAGCAGCCCTTCGCCTCGGCACGCCGGAAGTTCCTGTCGACTATCAGGACTACGACAGTGAGGAAAGCGAGTATGCGGACCTTATCGCGGACAACCGGCTGGCAGAACTGGCCGTGTTCGATGAACCGATGATGCTCGGCCTCCTGAAAGAACTGCAGGACAGCGGCAACATCGACATGGACCTGACCGGCTTCGACGCGGACGCCCTCGACAAGCTGCTGGCGACTGAAGATGAAGAAGATGATTTTGACACCGGCAAGGTCGCTGCTGCGATCGTCAAGCCCATCACCCAGGAAGGTGACGTCTATCTCCTCGGCCGCCATAAACTGCTGTGCGGTGACTCGACTGACGCAGAAACCGTCGCGGCCTTCATGGGTGAGGACCAGGCTCGGTGCGTGTTCACTGACCCTCCGTATGGCGTGAGCTACAAGAGCACCGACTTCGACATCATTGCCAACGATGACCTCCGAGGCGACGTCCTGCGCGATTTCCTGACACGGGCCTTTACAGCCCTGGGACCCGTGACCGTCCCCAACCCCGCGCTCTACATCTGCTACGCCACTACCAGCAGGGCCCCGTTTGAGGACGCCCTGAACGCTGCCGGCTTCAAGATGAAGCAGGAGCTCATCTGGCACAAGCAAATGGTGCTCGGACGCAGCGATTATCACTGGAGCCACGAAGCCCTCATCTACGCCGTGCGGACCAGCGCGAACTGTGAGTGGTATGGCGACCGGTGCCAGAAAACGGTCCTCGAATACCAGGAACAGGACCTCGCCAGTCTCAAAAAGGTCGAGTTATTGACCATTTTGACCAATCTGTACCGCGACGCGGCCACAAGCATGATCGAAATCAAGCGCGATCCTGCAAAAGAGTACATCCATCCCACACAAAAGCCCGTCGCCCTCCCTGCACGCCTCCTCCACAACAGCACCAGGGTCGGTGACATTGTGTACGACGGCTTCCTCGGCTCCGGCTCGACGTTGATAGCATGTGAGAGGACCGGCCGCTCCTGCCGTGGCATTGAACTCGACCCGCGCTATTGCGACGCGATCGTCAAGCGCTGGGAAAAGTTGACCGGCGGGAAAGCGCAACTGGCAAGCGACAACTCCACCCGACTGGCTGTTCCAGCAGAGGAGAGGAGACGCCTGCCCAACAAACCTCGGAAACACAGCGAGGTCGTCCCATGAGGAAAACGATGCTGACTGAGGAGATGAGCAGTCAGTTCTGTGGTGCCGTCAGCCAGGGCATGCCGGAACGCTACGCAGCAGAGCTGATTGGCGTTGACCAGCAGACGATCACCTATTGGAAAATGGGTGCCAACCTAGCTCGCAACAAGAAAGCATCGAAGGTGACCAAAAACGACGTGCATTATCTGGCATTCCTTGCCCAGTTGGAAAAGGCGCGCTCTATCGCTCGCCTGACCCGCATCAAGGTCATCCAGAAAGCTGCCGACGGCGGGTCCTGGCAAGCAGCAGCCTGGTGGCTCGAACGTATGTGCCCTGATAGCTTCGGCCGGCCCTACGCCATCGCTGTCCCCGGGAGAGGACCCGACAACGAAGGCAATCCTGGACCGATCAACATCATCATCGACGCAGCCATTGTCCCGAGTAAGGGCGACGACTGATGGACATCCGGATTGCCAGCACCATCAACCCGAGCTTCGTGGCGGACCTGTTCAAAAACAGAGCCCGCCTTGTTGCCTGTTATGGTGGCGCGGCAGCCGGCAAGAGCAAAGCAACCGCACAAAAGCACGTGCTGCGCTGCCTCTTGTACCACAACGAGCGCATCCTGGTGATCCGGAAAACCATGCCATCGCTCAAACTCACAGCTCTTCGCATGGTCCTCGAGACACTTGCCGAATGGCATGTGCCCTACACCTTCAACCAGGCTGACATGACCATGCACATCCGCGACAGCGAGATCATCTTCCTCTCGGTCGTGAACACCGCCGGCGGTGCAGCAGAGCGCATCAAGTCGCTCACGGACATCAGCGCCATCTGGATTGAGGAAGCAACCGAGCTCAGTGAAGATGAGATGCAGCAGATCGTCCTCCGCCTGCGAGGGCGTCCCATGACCGGCGGTTCCTACCGGCAACTCATCGCCACCTTCAACCCTGTCGACGCCGGGCACTGGCTGCACAAGTGGGTCGAGATCGACCATACCATGATGGGCGTCCACAAGACCTACCATGACAACATTTTCCTCGACCCCGAGTACGCGGCAACCCTGGAGGCCCTGGCAGAGCAGGACCCGAACACGTATCGCGTCTACTGCCTCGGTGAGTGGGGCGCCCTGGAAAACATCATCTACAAGAACTATGCGGTCGAGGAGTTCGAACACCCGCAAGACTGGTATGACATGACCGGCCTCGGGCTCGACTTCGGCTGGGAAAACCCGAGTGCGGCCGTCTTTATCGGCGTGAAAGAGAAAGACCTCTACATCGTCGACGAAGTCTACCAGACGCACCTGACAAACGCAGAGCTCATGGCTCAGGTACGCGAACATCAGGACATGATCGGCTGGGAGGACCTGCCGACGGTCGGTGACAGCGCAGAACCAGCTCGCTTGGAGGAGTTTGAGCAGGCAGGCTTCGAGGTCTACGGCGCCGAAAAAGCGGTTTACGACGGCATCACTTACGTCCAGGGCTTCCGCCTCCACATCCACTCTCGATGCGTCAACGTCATCCGTGAGGTCCAAGCCTACAAGCACCGGCAGGACCGCAACGGGATCGTCCTGGAGGACCCGGTCAAGTGGATGGACCACACACTCGACGGAATCCGGTATTGGGTCTACACATTCGTGAGGAAAGCATTCGGCATGGGAGGTGGCAATGTTTAGTCCTTACTCGTCCAACAACGTCGGCTACAGCCCGCAAGGCATCATTGCACGGGAAGTCGACAGTAGTTATCAATCGTATGTCAAGGTGGGACAGAAAGCGGCTCGGGAACGATTGCATACGTATCAAGCGGCCTACGCCGGTGAGTACGACATCACCCTGCCGGAAAAGATTGCCTTCGAGCTCAAGGACCTCGGCATCAAGACGAACCTTGCCAAACCCGTCGTCGACGCCATGTGCGCGAAGCTCGACCTGAAGTCGGTGACCTCAACCGACGAAGCAACCCAGGCGCTGCTCGATGAGGAGTACGCCCGCAACATCGTTGATGAGGAAAGCACCGCTATCCATAAGGAAGCAGCCGTCAACGGTGATGCCTATGTCCTCGTCTGGCCGGAATACGGACCCGACGGCCAGCCGACAAAGCACTCCGTGATCCGTCTCCTGCAGACAGAGGACATCGACCTCACGTATGATGAGAGGGACCTCCTGAAGGCAGTCGAGTGCAAACGCATGTGGAATGAAACGCTGGCAGACGGCAAGACTCGGGTGCGTAAGGACACGATCACCGCTGAGTTCATCTATCGGGAATACTCTGATGAGGGAACAAACAGCGAGTGGCGGGACTACGTTGAGGACGGCCTTCCTCCGCTCGTGCCAAACCCGCTCCACACTATTCCTGTCGTGCATTTCAAGGCTGAACGCGATGCCAGGAACCGGCCCTTCGGCATCTCACAGCTCGAAGCCGGCCTGCCGATCATCGCAGATATCAACGCCCTCGTCAAAGATGCGATGATTAAAGCCTACTACGCCTCGGGACGGCAACTCGTCGTCAGTGGCGTGAACTCGGAAGCCTTCCTGAAGAAGAATCCCGCCGGCCTGGACCGCAGCGCCTTCGCTGCCCACATGTGGGGCGATCCCGCCGTGAAAGAGTTCGCGATCCCCGGCGACGACATGACCGGCCTCCTCGCATTGCTCCAGGCACGCATCAAGCACCTGGCGATCGTCACGCGGACCCCCCTGCAGTATTTGGAGGCTGGTGTCCAGACGGCTCTGAGCGGCATCGCCTTGCAACAGCTCGAGGGCGCTCTCTCTGATAAAGTGAAAGAAGCACAGACCCTCCTCGGCAGCAGCTACCGCCGCATGTTCAGTCTGGCCATGCTCGCCTGCGGACAGCCCAACGCGGACATCGCGATTGGCTGGGAACAGCCGTATGCCCAGGACACGACGCTCCAGGATCAAGAGGAATACAAACTGGGCCTCGTGACCGCAAAGGAGTACCACATGCGACGTGGCATGACAGAGGAAGCAGCCCAGGCACTCGTCGACGACATTGAGAAAGAGAAAGACGCACAAACCGAACAGCTCTTTGGCAACACAAAGCCGGCGCCTTTACAGCCGGACGCAGCGCATCTTCCCTAATAACCAGGAGGTCTATCATGGCTATCGCAGAAACTGACATCTTGTGGAAACTCTCAGGTGGAGCAGCAAACACCAGCCCTGCTGCATCGCTCGGACTCGCTATGAGTACCGTGGGCGGCGGCATCATCACGAAGACTAAGACGTTCAACTCCATCTTTGACGATGTGAGCGGAGCAGAGGCAGCAGCAGGGGACATTGAGTATCGTTGCATCTACGTCCACAACAACCACGGCTCGCTCACCCTCACAACGGCGAAGGTCTGGATTGAGCAGAATACAGGCTCAGGAAGTTCCACCATCGCCATCGGTCTGGACTTGGCAGGGAAGAACGGCACGGCAGATGACATCGCCGATGAGTCCACCGCTCCTTCTCCTGCCGTCACGTTCTCCGAAGCCTGTGTTTCCTACGCAACAGGACTTGCGTTGGGAGACATGGCGTTCTCGGAGAAGTACGCCATCTGGATTCGGCGTACCATCACCGCCGCCATGCCAGCGAACGATGATGACAACTGGACGCTGAAGGTGCAGGGAGACACGGCAGCGTAGAGTAGCATGGCTCATACGCTCGATACTTCGGCAACCATATCGGCGAGTACCGCCAACCCTGTCACCCAAGCCTATACCTGCGGTGCAGGAACAACGGTACTCGTTCTCACGATTGCCCATGCGTCAACACGAACAGGAACGCCGACCTATGACGGCATCGACCTTACTCAAGCGGACAGCACTCGTGGCGTGACAGAGTGTTTTGCCGAACTCTGGTATCTCCTCATGCCTCCGACAGGAGCGTCCCACACGCTGTCCATTCCGAACAGCGGAGCAGTCTCCGTATGGGGGGTCATCTCAACCTACAAGGCCCAGTCAGGCTATCGTTCCGTCCTTGATGTTGCGACAGGAAACGCTGCCACAACCGCCGACCCGTCTCTCACTCCAAGTGCCTCCATCGCAGGAGACGTCATGGTGGAGATTCTTGGAGATGGACGTCTCTCCGTTCCATCGGCAAGGACACACACATCACTCGACACGAAGGACTGGGGCGCGTATATCGCCGCTGCCCAGTACGGACTGATTGCCTCTTCTGGAACGGTCACGGCAGGATTCACCATAGCGGCTGACGACTGGGGCATGGTCGTCGCCTTGTTCAAGGAGCAGCGGATTGCCGTTGCTCAAGTCATCTCTGCCTACAAGTCCAAAGCCGTCATATCGGCACAGGCAATCAGTGCCTACAAGTCCAGAGTCATCGCATCGGCACAAGTCCTGAGTGCCTACAAGAGCAGGGCGATAGCGTCCGCACAAGCAATCTCCGCATACAAGGCTCGCCAGTTGGCAGACGCCACACTCGCAAGTGCCTACAAGGTGAGGAGCATTATCTTCGCTACCCTTGTCTCAGCGTACAAGGTTCTGGTCATCATGACGGAAGTCTCTGCTCAGGTCGTGAGCGCGTTCAAGAGCAGGGTGACGACGACCGCGCAACTCATCAGCGCGTACAAGAGCAGAGTGGAGATCGCCGCACAGGTCGCCTCGGCCTACAAGAGTCGCGTAATCGCCTCGGCCACACTGACCTCGACCTATATTTCCCGCACGATCATCGCAGCGACCCTGGAAAGCGTTTACAAGGCCAGGAACCTCGCAAGTGCCACACTCGTCTCTGCTTACAAAACCATGAACCAGGTGGCAACAACCCTCATCAGTAGTTACAAGAGTGCCGTGAGCATCGCGGCGCAGGTCGCCTCGGCTTACAAGACGCGGGCAATTGCAGCAGCGCAACTCATATCCGCCTTCAAGAGCAGGATCATCACAAGCGCAACAATACAGTCCACCTACAAGACCGTGAACCAGATCGCCGCTACCCTTGTCTCAGCATATAAAGTTCTTGCGGCGCCGGGACAGGTCATCGCAACCCTCGTCAGCGCATACAAGAGCAAGGCGACCATCTCAGCTCAAGTCGTCTCGACCTACGTGACCAGGACCATCACGGCAGCGACACTGGCGTCTGCGTACAGGGCCCGCCAGATTGCCTCCGCAACGCTGGCCTCCGCATACAAGGCGCGGAACCTTGTCTACGCGACGCTGGTGTCAACATACAAGTCGATTTCTCTCGGTGTGGCCGTTTCCGCGCAGCTTATCTCGGCGTACCGGACCAAAGCCCAGGTGGCAGCCCAGGTCGTCTCGACGTATGCGAGCCGGACCATCGTAGCCACCTCCCTGATCAGCGCCTGGAAGTCCACAAAGCAAATCGCAGCAACCCTCATCTCGGCGTGGCGAACCCTGTTCTGGAATTACACCCGGCTCCTGCCATCAAGCGACTACACCACACGGCTGGCGGCCAGCGACTTGACGACGGTTCTGTCTCCGTCGACGATCACCACAACCCTCGAGTCCCGCGATTTCGTGGCGACAACCGAAGCACACAACTTCGTCAGCACCCTGGAGGTGTCCAATGGCTGAGTATTTGTACCATCGCGGCGACACGTTCGCCATGACGTGCCCGATCACGAAAGACCTCGTCCCCTTCGACCTAACCAGCGGAGGGCCCTGGACAGCGACCGCGACACTTGGGCAACTCGACGTGGTCAAGGCCATCACAGAGGCGCCGGACCCACTGAAAACAACCCTCGTCGTCCAGAACGGGAACGGCTTCGCCACGGTCGTCATCTACGGGTCCGAGCTCCTGAATGCTGGCTTCTACGACCTGGAACTTACCGCAACCGACGGGACGCTGAGGCATACCTGGCCCAAGTGGGTCATCTGGATCGTCGAGCCGCAGCGCATCTAGCATGCCACACACCGGACCACTCAACGACATCGCCTCCGGCGCCTTCATCAGCGCCGACGCGGCCACGAAAGGATACCTCAACGACCTGACCGGCCTGCTCGTCGGCAAGAGTGGCGCGGCCTTCAACTACAAGGTCGCCCGCAATGCAGCAGAGGAGCTCCGGTATACGTGGGTCCTGCAGACGCGCAACAAACTCAATAAGGACATCCAGGCCATCATCGAACGCCTGAAGCAACAGAACATCGCAGAGCTGCAACCGCTCATCGACAAGCTGGGACATCAGCGCACCCTCCTCCCTGGGGCCTTCTCTCTGACGGCGCTCTTCAACACGACCTGGGACGCAGAGATGTGGAAAACTATCGAGGCCAGCAGAGCCCAGTGGCACAGCCTCAGCGAGAGTCTGTGGCGCATCAGCGACGAAGCCCAGCGCCAGGCTCTCAGTCTCATCGAGGCGGCCAGCAGGCAAGGCATTCCCTTCAACAAGGTCAAAGCGGATCTCGCCGGGCTCCTGACCGAAAAAGGAGCCGCGAGCATGGAGTACAACATGCGCCGGCTGTGGGCTACGGAACTTCGCAGGAATCGCATCGTCGCGCAGCAGGAAGTCTGGAAAACCATTGGCGTGGTGAAAGAAGTCCGACTCTCCCGAAGCTCGACAGCCGACATCACCTGCGAAAAATGTGGCCAGGCGATCGGACCGCAGCCCCTCGACGAACGGGTCGTTCCCCTGGAGTGGCCGGACATGCCGCCCTATCATCCCTGGTGCCAGTGCAACACCCGTCCTGTGGAGCCAACACAAGCACATATGAAAGCCTTCCTCGACAAGAAGTACGGTGAGAATCCCCTCGGGACCCGAGGCGGCATCAACCTCGCCAGTCTGCTTGCGCCGAAACCGGCACCCGCCCCTGTCCAGAAACCCGTGACGCATGACCAGCTCGAGCAGGCATTCCAGGACGCGCACATCGAGGACAACCTTCGCGCGTTCGATAAGGAACTTGACAAGATGGCGAAGGCCCTCAATAAGCAAGGTTGGATTCCTATCAAAACCGATAACTTCCGTCTCGAGATGCATACTCGCCTGGACCATATGGTCGGGCAGTTTGGAAGTCCGAAGTGGACCCTGACCAAAGGAAGCGGCGGCAGTGGCGGCGGGTATTACTTGCAAGGGCATGGCGGTGAGATTATCATTGACCCGACGAAGTTCCCCAACGTGACCGGCATGCTGGACGTGTCGATCCACGAATATGGCCACTACCTCGCCAACGTCCTCGACGACATGAGCACCATGCGCAATACTTGGCTCAACGGCACGCAGTTGAACCAGGCACGCGAGGCAATCCAGGCGGCAATGGGACAGCTCAAGGACTATGCCTTCCGGACTATGACAGAAAAGACTGGAGGCGTCACCGGTCCCCTGCAATGGGCAAAACAGCTCCTCAACTATGGTAGCAAGGCCCCGCTTCCGCAGAATGTCCTGGACCTGCAGAAAGCAGCACAGCAGTTGAAGGGCATGCTCGATTCGAACGCTGCTGTCGGCCGGCAGTTCGGCGCGGGATTCTTCGACCTGACCGGCGGGCGCCTTCCCGCCTCGGGCGCCAGTCACGCCGTGACATACTTCAAGCGAACCGACTATATGCACTGGCCGAAAACCGGCAACGTCGGCATGGTCGAGCAGGAAACGCTGAACGAATTCACGACTGGCTACCTCCTCGGGAACCCAGGACAACGCGCTGTCATCGACGACCGCATGTACGATTGGGTGCCGGACCTCTGGACCGCGATGCACCGCTGGATTGACTTGATTCTCGGCATATGAAAGCCCTGACACCGCATCAAATCGTTTACAGGACACGCCTGGCCACCCAGTCCGAACAGCGCAGGACCGCAGGTTTTACACTCGTTGACCTTTCAACGTTGACAGTTCCGCTTACACTATACATGAAGGCGCTCGACGACGTGAATGCCTGGAGACGCAGAGCACTCGACGCTGAGTCTCGGCTGATGGGCTCCGGAGACATCTTGGGCGAAGGTCGGCTGCCAGCACTCAAAGGCGGCAACAGTGATGATGGACAACATTTCGCCTCGCCGGCGTTAAGGCGTTAAAGGAGACAGCAATGACACCTGAAGAACTGAAAGCGATCGCGGACAAGGCCGCTGCCGATAAAGCCATCGATGACAAGGTCTTGGCGGACAAGGCCGCTGCCGATGCAGCAGCCGCCGCTGAACCGAAACATGAAGCGACGGTCCCATACGAACGCCTCCAGGCAGTCATCCAGGAGCGCGACGCCCTTAAGAAAGAGAAAGACGCTGCCACTGAGAAAGCTCGTCTGGCAACCGAGGCTGAACAAAAGAAGCAAGGCCAGTGGCAGGCTCTTGCCGAAACAAAGGACAGAGAACTGGCAGCAGCAAAGGAGGCCCTGAAAAGCAGCGCCCTTCGACAGGCAACCCTGGTGGCCGCTATGGCCGGAAACGCCGTCGACCCTGATGCAGTGTGGGCGCTTCTCGACAAGAGCACCCTCGCGACGACAGATGACGGGACCCCGACGGGCGTGCAGGAAGCCGTCCAGAAACTGCTGACAACGAAGCCCTATCTCGTCAAACAAGCAACCCCCGGTTACCCAATGGGCGCCGGCGGGACAGGTGGAAGCCTCACGACTGAGGAGATCGGGAAACTGACTCCAGCCCAGTATCGTGAGTGGAGAGCAAAACACCCCGACGCTTAGGAGGCGTCTAACTCATGCCTAACACAATTCTCACTCCGCAGATCATCGCCCGAGAGGCGCTCCTGCAGCTTAGCAACAACCTGGTCATGGGAAACCTGGTCAGGCGCGACGCGGTCACGGAATTCTCAGCCGCCGTCGGTGACACCGTCACCATCCGCAAGCCGGCAAGCTTCACCGCCGCCGATATGAGCGGCATTTCCGCAAGCGACGTCAAGGAAGTCGGCATCCCCGTCGTCATGGCCAAGTGGCGTGGCGTGAAGTTCGGCCTGACCGCGAAAGAGGCCGCCATGAGTCTGAAAGAATACAGCGAGCGCACCATCCAGCCCGCCGTAGCTGCCATCGTCCAGGACGTCGACGCGTTCCTGTGCGGGCTCCTGCAGCACCTTCCCTACAAGAAACTCCAGACGGCCACGACCGTCGTCATCGGTGACATCGCCGGACTCGCGGCAGACATGACCAATCGCAAGGTGCCGCTCCAGAATCGGCGCCTCGTACTCGATCCAACGAGCGCAGCCAAGTACAAAGTCCTGGCCGCCATCCTCGACGCCTCGCAGCGCGGCAACAGCACCGCAATTGCTGACGCGCAGATCGGCCGCATCCTGGGCTTCGACGCCTGGGAAGATCAGAACGTGCTGACCGAGGGAACCAAAGTCGGCGACTTCGCAACCGCAGCGACCCCTGCTGCCGTCGCCCTGGGTGCTGAATCAATGGCCAGCACCGCCTCAGCCGCAACCTCGGGCCTCCTTCCCGCTGGCACGACCTTCACAAAGGCCGGCGATTCACAAATCTATGCCCTGACAGAGGACGCGACGCAGGTGGCTGCGGTCGGTTGCACGCTCAAGTTCAGCCCGCCGAACCAGGTCGCCGTCGTCACTCCTCAGAACATCACTGTGGGAACCATCGCGAGCACCGGCAAGACTGAAAGCGCCGGCTTCCACAGAGATTGCCTCACTCTCGTGACGTGCCCTCTGGCAAAGCCAGTCAGCGTGCCCTCCGAAGTCATTTCCGAAAACGGCCTGAGCATTCGCGTCGTTTACGCCTTCGACCAGACGGCGTGGAGCGACGTCATTGCCCTGGACGTGCTGTACGGCGGCCGCGTGCTCAACGTTGAGCTCGGCGAACGCCTGATCGGCCAGTAGACGACAGAGGAGGGGCCTCGCGGCCCCTCCCTAGCAATTGGAGGCAACCTATGAACATGAGTTGCACGTGTTCCTATTGCGGCGTCGAATGCGCGACGATCCAGGCACGCATAGCGCACGAAGCGCTCTGCACGCTGAACCCTGTCGTCGCGGGAACCGTCGACGCCGGACTTGTCACGGCCGGTCTCCTCTGGAAGTATCATCAGCACCCCGTTCTCGGGTCCAGCCGGACCATGCACAGCACCGTGACCCTGACAACGCCCGTCGTCCTCGCCACGCTCGTCGCTGGATTCACACATCCCGACGTCCCGCGCAATCTCGTCCTCACCGGCAACGACGGATCGAACGAAGTCATCACTGTCACCGGCCTCGACGTCGGCGGCGGCACCATCTCAGAGGACTTCACCCTGAGCGGGACTACCCCGATCGTGGGCGCGAAAGCATTCGCTCTCATCAAGACCGTCGTCTTTCCCGCCGGCACCCATACCGTGGCCTTCGCCTACGGTTCGGTCGTCGGACTTGCTCATAAACTGACATCGGTCCTCGACGTCCTCCAGAACAACCTCAACCTTGCCGACGACACCGGGACCGCAGCGGTCAGTGCGACCGTTCTTTCCCTCAACACATTCGCCGTCAATGGAGCACTGGACGGGACCAAAGCCCTCGACATTCTCTATCTGGTACGCCCGTAAGAGAGGAGATACCATGAACGACTTCTTCTGTCCATATTGCGGCGTGGAGTGCGCGACGACGATGGCCCTTGTGGGACACAAACCTCTCTGCCCCAGCAACCCAGTCAACGCCCCTCAGATTGCCACGCCTGTTGACACGAAGGCCCCCGAGACGAACAAACGCACGGCTGCCCCAGGAACTCTCGACGTTGAGCCCGTAGCAAAGCCACGGAAACCAACGCCCTCCGCGAGGCATCAATGACCTCGGCTGAAGCCCTCGGAACCGTCAAGCGCCAGTCGGCGCTCATTGGACAGTATCTCACAGATGCAGAGATCACCGCACAACTGGCAGACTACACCACGACGCTGGCCGGCGTGACCACCTACAATACGACAAGCGCCGCCATCGCCTGCCTGCAGTATGCGCGAGGCCTCGTTCCAACCAGCAAGAGCATCGGCAACATCAGCCTCGCCTATGAAAGCATCGACCGCAGCATCGCCGGTATCAGTCCAGGCGGGAACATTCCCCTGACGCGACCGGTCTTTGAGCTTGGCGAACAAGAGGAATAATGGACAAGGCGCTGCTTCTCCTTCTGAACCAGTCCGTGACCATCACGCCCGCAACAGGGCTGGACGGGAACGGCATGGAGACATACGGCACCGGCGTCATCGTGAAGGCAATCATCTTTCATAAACAACGGCTCGTCATCGGTCCGCAAGGCGATAGCGTCGTCAGCACCGCACAGGTCTATGTCGACGGCCCGACGGTTGTGACGACCAGCAGCAAGATCGCCCTGCCGGATGGCACCGCGCCGCTGATCCTGGCGGTCTCGACCTATCCGGACCAAAACGGCAACACCGATCACAAGGTCATCTACACATGAGCACAGACTACGGCTTCACGATGGACGCGAAAGAGTTCCTCGCTGGTCTCAACGCCTACCAGGCGAAGGTCCAGGAAGCCGTCGGCCTGGCATTGTACTTCGAAGCAACCGACATCATGGAAAAGCCGAATGGAGCGCGGGACCAGGCACCCGTCGACGCCGGCGGTTTACGCGAATCCGGCAAAGTCCTTCCCGCGCAGTACGATTTCAGCAGCGTGCTCGTGCAGATCGGCTTTGGTGACACGGCCGTCAAGTACGCGCACCGGCAGCATGAGGAGCTCGAGTGGCGGCACCCGAAACACGGGAAGGCCAAGTACCTCGAGGACCCCATCAACGCAGCGCAGCCTGGCTTCCTGGACAGGATCGCCGCACGCATCAAGGGAGTCATCACATGATGATCGACGACATCGCCGTAGTTCTGGCGACTGCAGGACATGGCACGGTCGGGACCACGATCTTCAAGGGACACCTGCCCGCAACACCGGACAAGTGCCTCTCCCTCTTTCAGTATGGCGGCGAACCCCCGGCCCTCATTCGTGGTGCGAACTACGAGTACCCAGGACTGCAGGTCCGATCGCGCAGCAGCAATCCATTGGAAGCCCTCACCATGCTCGACGCCGTGGTCACCATCCTCCACGGCAAGACCGAGTTCACCACCACCTACGCTCGCTACCTGGCCCTCGAGGCCCGGCAGAGCCCAGCGCCAATGGGAGGACTCGACGACAATGGTCGAACCGAGTACGTCGTAAACTTTCGGGTCATCATGACTCGGATATAAGGAGCTGATCATGTCCCAAGCACTTACGAGTTTTGGAGTACGGTTTGTCCGCTCGGGCGTGGACATTGGAGAGGTCAATAGTGTCTCTCCGCCTACGTTCAATAGCGAAACCATCGACGTCACGAACCATGCGAGCGCCGGACGCATGGCAGAGTTCATCGGAGGCATGAGGAGCTCTGACGACATCAAGATCGCCGGCAACTTGATCCTCAGTGACGCTGGTCAGGTCGGACTCTTGGCCGATCAAGCGGACGGCCTGGTGCACACCTATTCGATCGTCTTCCCCCCAGCCTGGGGCGCGAGCTTCGACTTCTCGGCCGTCGTCCTGACGTTCAAGGTGGGAACCTTCACCGCTAAAGGCGACGCAGTCAGTTTCGAGGTCACGATGAAGGTGTCTGGAGCAGTCACCCTCAACACGACGCTCTCCACTGGCATGACCACGCCGTTCGCCGTGTTCTCTGCCGCTG